GAACAAAACTTGTTTATGCGACTGCAGACGATGGCACTAATCCAAATCTTGTTGATTCAGGTATTGGATCTACTGCAGGACATGACTTAGATGGTAATGAATTAATTTTAGATGCCGATGCTGATACTAGCATTACAGCAGATACAGACGATCAAATAGATATTAAAATTGCAGGCGCTGATGATTTTCAATTTACAGCAAATACTTTTACTGCGCAATCAGGTAGCACAATTGCTGCACAAGCCTTAACGGCTACTACAGTAACAGCGAGTGGTATTATAAAAACAGATAGTACTACTGCCGCAACTTCAACAACGGATGGTTCACTACAAACAGATGGTGGTCTTTCAGTAGCTGCAGATGCTATTATTGGTGATGACCTTAAATTATTAAGTGATTCTGCTGTTTTAAGTTTTGGTGCAGATTCAGATACAACTTTAACTCACACAGATGGCACAGGTTTAACTTTAAATTCAACAAATAAATTATTATTTGGTGATACAGGAACTTATATACATCAATCAGCAGATGGTGTTTTAGATTTAGTATCTGACACTGAAATAGAAATTAATGCAACAACAATTGATATTAATGGCGCTATTGCAATGGATGGTGCTATTACTGGTGCTACTAATATTACTTTATCCGGTGAGCTAGACTCTGCAACATTAGATGTATCAGGAAATGCAGATATTGATGGAACTACAAATTTAGACGCTGTTGATATTGATGGCGCAGTACAAATAGATGGTGCAACTACTGTTGGTGTTGACGGCACAGGATTAGACGTAAAATTCTTTGGTGATACTTCTGGTAGCTTCTTACTATGGGATCAATCAGATGATGCTTTAGAATTAACAGATTCTTCTCCAATTAAAATTGGTGATGCTGGTGACATGCAGATATATCACGATGGATCTAATTCTTATATTACAAATTCACAAGGTGCATTAAAAGTAGCAACAGAAACATCTGGAATAGCGATCACAATTGGACATACAACTTCAGAAGTAACAGTTGCAGATAATCTTACAGTTACAGGAACATTAACTCTTGGTTCCAATGCAGAATTAACAGAAGCAGAATTAGAATTTTTAGATGGAATCACTGCAGGTACGGCAGCCGCAAGTAAAGCAATGGTTGCCGATGGTAACATAGATATCTCTGGCGGTAGAAATATAACTATCTCTGGTGAATTAGACGCTGCAACTTTAGATATATCAGGCAATGCAGATATAGATGGAACTACAAATTTAGATGCTGTTGATATTGATGGAGCAGTTCAATTAGATGCAACACTTACAGTTGGTGCAGATGATCAGGGGTATGACATAAAATTTTTTGGAGATACAGCAAGTGCTTTTATGTTATGGGACACATCAACAGATGATTTAATCTTAGGAGGTGCTGCTAAATTATACTTATACGATGCAGCTGGTGGTGAAAACATATCTTCAGACGGAACAGATTTAACTATAGCATCAGGAGCCGCTCTTAATCTTACGGCAACTACTGATGTAGTTATTCCAGCAAATGTTGGCATTACATTCGGTAGCGGTGAAAAAATCGAAGGTGACAGCACAGATTTAACAGTTACTTCAGGAGGGGCTATTAATCTTACAGCGACTTCTGATGTAGTTATACCAGCAAATGTTGGAATAACATTTGGTACTGGAGAAAAAATTGAAGGTGATAGTACAGATCTAACAGTCACTTCAGGAGGGGCTATTAATCTTACAGCGACTACTGATGTAGTTATTCCAAATAGCGTTGGAATTCAATTTGGTGGTGCTAGTGAAAAAATTGAAGGTGATGGTACAGATTTAGTTATTAGTGCTAACAACTTAACCGTTGATGCTGCAGCAGATATTATATTAGACGCTGCAGGAAACAATGTAATATTTAAATCTGGTGGAACTGCTATTTTAGATATTTCTAATAGCTCAAGTGACGCTGTAATCACTTCTAGTGTTCAAGATAAAGATATTATATTCAAAGGTGATGATGGCGGATCTGCTGTTACAGCTTTAACTTTAGATATGTCAGCGGGTGGTATAGCTACTTTTAGTGCTGCAGCTAATGTAGCTCAACAAGCATTAACTTCTTCTTCTAATGCTGTTGCTTGGGATGCTTCTGATAAACCAAACGCATATCATTTAACGACAGAAAATACGACTTTCTCTGAACCAAGTAATGCAGTAGAGGGTGCTTTTATTTGTTTAGAATTAAATTTTGATGGAAGTCATACTATTGGCTGGAACACCATTTTCGAATTCGCAGCGTCAACCGAGCCCACGGAGACAGCTACTAATGCGAAAACTGATATTCATATATTTAGATACAACGGGTCTGTTTGGCAAGAAGTAGGAAGAACATTAAATTTAAGTGAAAGTTAATAGGAGATAATATGTGGGCATTAGTAGAAGATAATACAATTACAAAAATAATAAATAATCCAAAAGGTATGGTTATTGGAGATGTTCGTCATTCAAGAAAAATATTTGAATTATGGAGTAAATCTGAATTAGAAGCGATTGGAATTTATGAAGTCGTTTGGAATAACACTAATAAAAAAGATGAGGCATATTATACTAACACCAATCAATCCTTTGCCTTTGCAGATGGAGTGGTTACAGCATCTTATGGTTCAGCTACAGCTAAAGCTCATGCAGATACTAAATGGACACAAGCACAAATTGACGATCCTTCACTTGTTGGTCAAGCACCAGACGGTGCCGATACTAATACTGTTAGACTTGAAGGATTAAAAACACAATTAATTAGAAATGTAAAAGTACAAGCTGCTGGCGAACTAGAAAGAACAGACTGGTACATAGTTAGAAAAGCAGATGCAGATACAGCAGTACCTTCTGCAATTACAAATCACAGAGCGGCGGTTCGAACCAAGTGTGCTTCTATGGAAACGGCAATCACCAATGCGTCAGACACACCGGCACTAGAAACTTTATATACAAGAAATGCTAGCGGGGTAAGACCACTGGGCGATCTGCCGACGTTGGAGGTTTAATGCCTTTAATTTTACCAGGTAATGTAACAACAGCAACAGCAGCCACAGCATACAGTATAGCTAATTCCTGCCGGTTTAATGAACCTGATTCTCCGTCCATGTCAAGAGGAAGCATTAGTGCAACCAATCGTAGAACTTGGACTTTCAGTTATTGGATAAAAAGAGCTCAGACTACTGCCAGACCTTCGGGAGCAGTTGGAACAATGAATCATTGGAATCAAGGTGCGAATGATGGAAGCGATGACACTGTTTGTCTATTTTGGGGTGCTGCAGAAGGCGATTATCTTCAAACTTGGGAATCCGTATCTGACTCTTTTACTTATAAATTTAATACAAAGATGGCATTTCGTGATCTTGCGTCCTGGTACCATATCGTGCTGGCTTGCGATACCACACAAGGCACTGAAGCAAACAGGTTTAAGATTTATATCAATGGAACATTATTAGTTGCAGCAGATTTTGAAACAGCCAATTATCCAGCTGAAAATTTGGAGACTCTTGTAAATTCCACAAATGATATGAGAATAGGCAAACAATATAATAATAGATATATTGATGGCTATTTAGCAGAATTTGCCTTTATTGATGGAACTGCTTATGCAGCTTCTGACTTTGGAGAGTTCGATTCCGATTCTCCTAATATGTGGAAACCAAAAGATTTAGATGGCTTAACATTTGGCACGAATGGTTTCTGGCTTGACTTTGAAGATTCATCAGCTTTAGGAAATGATGTATCAGGAAATAATAATGATTTTACACCAGCTAATCTAGCTGCAGTAGACCAGGCAACTGACACTCCCACGAATAATTTCGCAACTTTAAATCCTTTAAATAATTACTGGGCGGCAGTAAGTTTTACAGAAGCAAATTGTGTGTATACAAGCAATAACACTTCTGATTATTTAGGATTTGCAACATCAACTTTAGGTGTATCAAAAGGTCGATGGTATTTTGAGGCAAAGACTTCAACAGCAAGTGGTACAGATATAGTAGGAATATCGTCAAGGAATATGACCAGTAGAACAACTTGGCTGGGTTCAAGAACACAGGAATATGGATATTATCAAGACAATGGAGAAATAAGAAGTAATTCCGCAGACACATCTTACGGACAAACTTATACTGTAAATGATATTATTGGTATTTATTTGGATCTAGAAGATAATAAAATGTATGTAACTGATAATGGTTCAATAATGAACTCTGGTACTGGTCATTCTATAACTGCCGCGGCATCAACCGATAGCGGTTTTTATCATTTCGCAGTTGGGGATAATGGAGATTCTACACAGGTTTGGCAAGTTAATTTTGGCGGTTGTCCAGCTTTTGCTATTTCATCAGCAGTAGCAGATGACAATGGTTATGGAAGCTTTGAATACTCACCAAATATTACAGGCGATAGTTCAGCAAAATCATTTTACGCATTATGCACTAAAAACATAGCGGAGTTCGGATAATGGCTTATACAACAATAGACGATCCTTCAGCATATTTTAAAGTTCAGTTATATACTGGAAATGGAAGTGCTAATCATGCAATCACTTTTGATGATACCGATACAGATATGCAACCAGATTTGGTCTGGATTAAAAATAGAGATACCACAGATTCGCATTGTCTTTTTGATTCTGTGCGTGGAGCTACTAAAGTTTTACATTCAGATGCCACTACTGCAGAAGTCACAGATACCGATACGTTAGATTCTTTTGCAAGCGATGGTTTTCAAGTTGATGCCGATGTCAAAGTTAATACAAATACAGAAGACTATGTAGCTTGGTGCTGGAAAGAAGCTTCAGGAATTATGGACATAGTTTCATTTACAGGAAATGGATCAGCAAGAACAGTATCACACTCACTTTCGGCAGTTCCAGGATTAATTATAACCAAAAATAGAGAGTTAGGTAGTAGTGAGTGGCCGACTTATCATCATAAAAATACATCAGCACCTGAAACAGAAAGATTATTTTTAAGTGGTACTCAAGCTACATTAGACAATGCTACGTTTTGGAATGATACAGCACCAACTTCTTCTGTATTTTCAGTGGCAACAAGTGTTGATAATAATCAAGATACTAAAGATATTATCGCTTATTTATTCGCAGAAAAACAGGGCTTCAGCAAGTTTGGCTCATACACAGGAAATGGCTCGTCCACCGAGGGAGCATTTATTTACACAGGATTTCGACCAGCTTACCTTGTGGTAAAAAGAACAGATTCAACGAATGTTTGGTCTTGTTATGATAATAAAAGAAATACATTTAATATAATGAGTTCTGAACAAGAGTTAGATGCTAATAAAGCAGATCAAGCAAATTCTAGATTTGATTTATTAAGTAACGGATTTCAAAATAAAACTGGTGGTAGTGCTAATAATACATCAGGTGGAACATACGTTTACATCGCTTTTGCAGAAGCACCACTTGTAAATTCAGAAGGAGTACCGGCTACAGCGAGATAATTATGCTACAAAAACTAAAGTTTTTACCAGGATTCAACAAGCAGGTCACAGCAACCGGCGGAGAAAACCAATGGATAGGCGGCGACTACGTTCGTTTTAGATACGGCACGCCTGAAAAAATAGGCGGCTGGGCTCAACTAGGCGATCAAACATTGACCGGAAGAAACACGGCGCTTCACCATTTTGTCAATGCCAGCGGAATTAAATACGCGGCTCTTGGAACAAACAGAATTTTATACGTGTACTCTGGAGGAGCTTTTTACGACATTACTCCTCTTAAAAGTACAACGACGTTAAGCAACGCTTTTACAACAACGCAAAGTGATGCAACTGTTACTATAACTTTTGCATCAGATCATAATATTTCCAAGGGAGATATTATTCTTTTAGATACTTGGAGCACTATTACTGATTCTGATTTTGGTGCAAGTAATTTTAACGATGTAGTTTTTCAAGTGGCAACCGTTCCAACTTCTACAACGATTACCGTTGAAATGGGATCAGTAGAATCTGGATCAGGAGCGTCCACATCCGGAGGAATAAGAGTCAAGCACTACTACTCTATAGGTCCTGCGGTTGAAGAATCGGCAGCCGGCTGGGGACTGGGACTCTGGGGAGGTACGGTCGCTGGAGAAATTACAGATACATTAGACGGTGCATTAACTGCTTCATCAACAAGTATTGTTTTGGATAATTCAGCATCAATGCCCGCTTCAGGAACGGTTTTAATAGACAGCGAACGTATTGCCTATACAGCCAATGCTACTGGAACAGGAACTTTATCAGGATTAACAAGAGGATCGGATAACACGACAGCCGCATCCCACTCGGACGGAGCAACGGTTACCGATGCATCGGACTATACGAAATGGGGCGCATCGCAAACGGGAGACGTAATCACGGCTCCTGGTCTATGGCACCTGGACAATTTTGGAAACAAACTGATTGCAACTATCGTGGATGGCGCAACGTTTGAATGGGATTCAGATGCAACAGCTGCAACATCCACGAGAGCAACTATCGTTGCCAACGCTCCAACGGCTGCAAGACAGACTCTGGTATCAACACCGGATCGGCACTTGCTTTTCTTTGGAACAGAGACAACGATTGGAACAACATCAACGCAGGACGACATGTATATAAGAT